ATCTTAAAAAGTTATTTGGAGATGCATTTATAGAAGTAGTATGTTTAGATACAGGTGCTGACAAAGATGAAATACTCGCAGAATATGGGCCTAAATATACTGGTAATTACTGGATAGAGGACAAGCCAGAAAACCTTAATTGGGGTATCGATAATGGTCTTAAGGGTATATTAGTAGAACATGGACATAACATGGACTACACAGGAAACGCCAACGTAGTTAAAAATTGGGAAGAAATTTATAATTTAGTTATAGATAATACTTGACAAGTTTGTAAATTTTGCTATAATATATAGTATATTAGGTAAAGGAGTAAAAAATGCAAACATTTCCAATCGAAGAAGTATTAGCAGTAAGTTGTGCGGCACACAGAATTAATGACGGATTCATTAAAAAAGATCAAGTAAGATTTGATAAAAAGTATGAGAAGACAACTTGCAATAGTGATTTATTATACGATTATTTCTTTACTGATAAAAAGTTTAAAATAACTGATGCAGACAAAACTACTGCTACAGAAGTAAAAGAATATCTTTCAGGTCTAAGTTTTAAAGCAATGGAACGTGACCTTACAGAGTTTGAAAGCAATGTATTAAAGTTAGTTAGTTCTAAAGATATTGCTAAAGATAAATTAGGTATTGCGGCAAGTTTACCTAAAGTTTATTTAAACAAAGTAGATCAAGATAATTGGACTGACAGAGAAATGGAACTTTCTAGAACCAGTCAAAATATTGGTACTCTACATCAAAGAGAAAGAATAGATGCAGTTGTTGAATTTACTAGATATATACCTAGAACAATGAGTTATATTGTTACTTGTAGTGTAAAAAATGAGCATATACTTAAATTTTTTACAGACAAAAAAATTGAAACAGGCAAAAAAGTTACACTTGAAGGATTTGTAAAGTCTCAAAATAAGGGTAAATATCATGGTGGACAGGAAACAGTTGTTAACCGTATCAAGTTTATCGAAGACGAAACCAAATAGAGCGATTTCCCGGATGCCCGGTGGTTAGAACACTCTTAAAACTAAAAAACCATAATTTGCCAGACAACTGATCAAGGTCTATAACTCGATCAGATTAGAAAGAACCTCTCTTATTAGATAGCGATCGAATAGAGGGGTTTTCCTTTTTGTGATAAATAGTACTATAACAAATTAGGGAGTTATACATGGCAGAAGACACAGTTAAGAAAGAATTTCATCCTGCTGATACAAACGGTGATGGAAAAGTAAGTAAAGCCGAAGAGGCAATGTATTTAGAGTTCAAACGTAAAGAATTAGAGGATATGGATGCTATGCGTGATGCTCAAAGAAGCATGGCATGGTTTGCCTTAAGTGGTATGTTACTCTATCCATTTGCAGTAGTAATTGCTGTATTGGCTGGACTTAATCAAGCAAGTGAAATACTTGGCGATATGGCCGCTACATACTTTGTAGCCGTAGCAGGTATTGTTGCCGCATTTTTTGGTGCCCAAGCATTTAGTAAAGGTAAATAAAGCATAATGTTTATTAAACACTTTGTAAGAATGTTGACACGAGAAGAACTCAGTGATGAGGACGTTATTGTGTATTTTGATGTTGTACAAAGTGTTGTACCAACTAAACTTTTAACAGCATATGATGATGAAAAATCTAAAGTAGGTATAGAAGTAATGGCATACACCAGCGAAGATGACGAAGGCGATATGTTTATATACGAAATTATTTTAGAAGATGAAATAGATTCAGAAGAGGGAGATGAAATATCAGACCTACTTTTTGATGAATTTCCTGATATCAAATTTACATTTGAAGCCTCTGTAGAGGTATAATGATCATAGAAGTCCATTATAATGGCAACGAATTTATCGCTTACGATAAAAAAACCAATCAAAAAATAACAGATAGGTCTATTTTAGAAAACCTGTCTTTTCAACAATTTCCAGGAGTCAAAGGTGTTTTTGAAATATCTGTTGACTCTACCGCAAATCCTGTTATAATAGAACCATTACAAATAAATATTGGCATACAGGATACAAACAATGGCATTTAATAAAACATTCAATCAAGAAGAAGTAGCAAGGCTTAAAAAATTAATTCAGGAAGGAGATCAAGTTCTACATGAAGTTGACGCTCTAAGCACCGGCCTCCGTGAAACTGTTAAAGCAATAGCAGAAGAAATGGATCTTAAGCCTGGTGTTTTAATGAAAGCAGTAAAAATTGCTCACAAAGCCAAGTTCCAAGATGAATATGACAAGTTTGATGAACTTGAAACTATTTTGGAATCTGTTGGCAAAACACTATAATTAATTGACTTTATACCACTATTACTGTATAATAACAGTATGAGGATAGCACATCTATGAGTTACGTTGACGCATTTTACGATCAGGGCAAGGACATTGTTACTGTAGTTGAGCGTGTCGCTGGCAAACGTGTTATAAAAGAAATACAACCCACACATAATTTTTATTATGGAGATCCTCATGGTAAACATAGAAGCATTTATGGAGACCCGGTTACTGAATTAAGGTGTGCTAATATAAAAGACTTTAAAAAGAACTTAGGCATACATAGTAGCAATAAAACTTTTGAGAGCGATATAAGGCCTCTTAATAAAGTATTAGCAGAACATTACAACGGCGCAGATGCTCCTGATCTAAATGTAGCATTTTTTGACATTGAGGTAGACTTTGATCCACAACGTGGATATAGTAGTCCTTCTGATCCATTTACTCCTATAACTGCTATTGGTGTATACATGCAATGGATAGATGCTATGATATGTTTAGCAGTACCTCCTAAAACTTTAAGTTGGGAACAGGCACAAGAAATTGTAAAACCACTGCCTGAAGTTATGTTATTTAAAACAGAAAAGGAAATGTTAGATACATTTTTAGATATTATTGAAGATGCTGATGTACTAAGTGGTTGGAATTCAGAAGGATATGATATACCTTATACAGTCAACAGGATTACTAAAACATTAGGTAAAGCAGAAACAAGACGTATGTGTTTGATGAAAAAACTGCCTAAGAGAAGAGAGTATGAAAAGTTTGGTAGTGAAGTTGTTACATATGATTTGGTTGGCAGAATACATTTAGATTATTTAGAGCTTTATAGAAAATACAACTACGAAGAAAGACATAGTTATAGATTAGATTACATTGGTGAAATGGAAGTTGGTGAAAAGAAAGTTCTATATGAAGGCAGTTTAGATAGACTTTACAACCATGACTTCCTTAAGTTTTGTGAATACAATATACAAGACGTTATGTTGTTAGACAAACTAGATAAAAAATTACAGTTTGTTGACTTAGCAAATATTATTGCACATGAAAATACAGTATTAATACCAACTACTATGGGTGCTGTAGCAACAACAGAACAAGCAATTATAAATGAAGCACACAGACGTGATATGGTAGTGCCTGATAAGCCTAAAGCATCTGAACGTGATAGTGCCGCAGGTGCCTTTGTGGCAACGCCTAAGAAAGGATACCATGACTGGGTAGGCAGTATGGACTTAAACAGTCTATATCCTAGTGTGTTTAGGGCTCTTAATATGGCGCCTGAGACTATTGTAGGACAATTAGATCCTAGTTATACACTAGAAGAAATTACTAATGCACAGAAGTTAGAAAAGAAAAGTTTTGCAGATGCATGGCATGGAAAGTTTGGTACTAATGAGTTTGAGTTTGTTAAAAGCAAAGACGTTGACCATGTGATGAAGTTAGAAATGGAAGATGGCGGAGTACATGAAGTAACTGGTGCTGATGTTTATAACTTAGTTTTTAATAGTGGACAACCCTGGAACATTAGTGCTAACGGCACAATATTTACAACAGATGTACAAGGCATTGTGCCTGGCTTACTAGAGCTTTGGTATACTGACAGACAAAGTATGCAGAAGAAGAAAAAACAATCAGAAGGTGCAGAGCAGGTATATTGGGATAAAAGGCAGTTGGTTAAAAAGATTCAGTTAAACAGTTTGTATGGTGCGATACTTAATCCTCATTGTAGGTTTTATGATAAACGTATAGGGCAAAGTACTACACTAACAGGCAGAGCTATTACAAAACATATGGCGGCTGAAACAAATAGAATGTTTACTGGCGAGTATGACTATGAAGGCGAAACTATAATTTATGGTGATACTGACTCTGTGTATTTTAGTGCGGCACCTATAATGGGTGAGCAAGAACTAGATATGGATAGTGCTATTAAATTATATGATCATGTATCTGATACAGTTAGTGACACATTCCCTAAGTTTTTAAAGGATACATTTAATGTGCCTTTAGAACGTGGTGCTGTAATGATTGCAGGTAGAGAAGTTGTAGGCAGAGCAGGATTGTTTTTAACTAAAAAGCGATATGGTATATTGTGTTTAGACATTGAAGGTTATCAGCCTGAAGGCGGTAAACTAAAAGCAATGGGTTTAGAGATTAA